CGATGCGTCATAGCCGGCCTTGGCGATGCCGCAGGCACCGGCAATTGCAGCGGATGCCTGCAGCCCGAGCGTTGCCAGCCGCGCGTCCTGGCTCGTATCACTTTCCGGGAGCCCGGCCGCAACGCGCAGCTCGGACTGGCTGAGCAATTGCAGATCGCTCGCCGCTTGCGTGACGGTCAACGTCCACGCATTGGTCATTGCGTCACCACAAACGGGATCGCGCGCTGCACGTTGTCGGAGAACTCGACCACGAGCTCGGTGCCGGTCTCGCTCACGGTCAGGTCGACAACCCCGCGGCCTTCCGGCCCTTGCAGCCCGCGCTCGCCCCTGTCGCCAGGCTTGCCGCGCTGCCCGCGCGTTGTGAGCTGCGCCCAGCCGTCGCCAGGCAACGGCCCTGGCTCGTCGCACACCGCCAGCCACGAGCCGCCGTCATGCGCGACGACATCGCCCTCGGCATAGGCTTGCTTCGGATCATAGTAGCGCCGGTGCCGCCATTGCCGGCCATTGGTGCCGGCCGGTCCCGGCTCGCCCCTCTCGCCGCGCGCTCCAGGTGTACCCGCGGGACCGCGCTCGCCGGGCTCACCGCGCGGACCGGCCGGGCCAGGAACGAGCTTGATGGCGCGGACCTCTTCCATGCATCGCTGGCATACGGCGAGACAGATCCGCATCGCGTCAGCCATCGTGTACTCGGTCGGCGCATTCATTCGGATCTCCGTCATGCCACAACGGTTGCCTCCAGCGCCGCAACGCGCGCCCGCAACGCTTTCAGCTCCTGTAGGATCACCGGCACATATTTCGAGTAATCTACGCCCCAACGATCATGTTCCTTGTTGTAATCGACCGCTGCGGGATAGACCGTATTGGCCTGCTGGGCGATGACGCCATAGGACCGTTCTCCGGTGGACTTCCAGGCAAAATCATAGACGTTGGTGTCATCGACGATATGCCCGGCATCGAACGACTTCAGATCTTCCTTCAACCGCTCGTCGGATGACGTAACGAACGATGTTGTCGTCGTGCTGCTGCCAATGTTGCCAACGAAATTGCCCGTTGACCCCTGGAAGAACGCCATCTGGTAGGTGCTCGCTGCCGTGCCCAGGACGGCTATTCCACGATCCAGGCCCTTGACCGACAATCCATACCTGCCGGAAGTTGCCGTCGCGGTGGCAATTGCTTCATTGAGGATCGGCGCTGCGGTCGACAGCCGCAAATCGCCGGTATTGCTCAACGTCATCAAGCTCGCGGAGTTGGAGTCGTTATCCCAGATGTAGCCGGTCGAGCCACCGGAGAAAATCAGGTTGGTGGCATCCTTGAACATCGAATAGCCGTTTGCGCTGCCGGTTGCGGCTATCGTCAGCGGCCCCCATACGTTGGTCTGGCCACTCGCACGGCTGATACTGAGTGCGGCCGATATCGGAGCGCCCGCGTCCGAGTACCGGACAACAGCGAAATCCGATCCGGCATCGCCACCCACCTCTGCGGTTTCATTTCCAACACGCACTTGCCAGCGCAAATTTCCGGAACGGGCGCCGGAGATCACCGTGCCGCTGCCGGTGGACGTATTGTCCAACGTCAAAGTCGGCCAAAATGTCGAGGCAATTGTCAGGTTTCCGGTCATCGTGTCGCCGACCTTGGCGACCTTGCCGTCGAGCGCCGGCTGCAGACTGGTCACATCGGCAATCGGATGAGTGTGAGCGGACGGCGGAAACGTCGCCGGCTTGTTGGTGATGCCGTTCCAATCGGTGGTCCCTGGCAGGCCGGCTGGGCCTTGCGCGCCGTCGTTACCTGGCCAGCCCTGCGGCCCTTGCGGACCTTGCGGCCCCGTCGCGCCATCGGTGCCGGCCGGCCCTTGCGGCCCGGTCGCACCTTGCGGACCTTGCGGGCCGGGCGGCCCTTGCGTGCCGTCGCCGCTGCTCGAGCTCCCGCCGCCGCCACCACCGCCAGTAATAACCGGCGACCAGCCGCCATCCCGCCGGCCGTATACCTTGCCGTCCTGCGGCGCCTCGGTGACCACCGGCTTGCGCTTGTTGAGCAGGCGGCCCTTGCTGTCGATGGTCAGATCTTCACCACCGCCGAGCGTTCCACTCCCGGACCAGACCGCGACCTGGTCGACGCGGCCCTGACCGTCGAGCGATTTGAACCGAACCTGCTGGTTCATTTCGCGTCGCGACCCACGACACGACCCGGCGTCAGCACCGTGCCGTCTGACATGGTCAGCATCAATTCGCCGTCGCGATTGATAGCCGCCGCAATGATGGAAATGCCGTCGCGGCCGGGCGGCCCCTGGTGACCGTCCGCGCCGATGGCACCAGAGGCCCCGACAGGACCGCGTTCGCCGGGAGGCCCAACGACCGAGCCGAGCCGCTCGTTGCTACCATCCGAATATGAAACCGCAAGCTCGCCGCCGCGCGTGATCATCGTGCCGGTAAGATGGCGCGCGACCGGATGATCGATCGGCGGCTGCTCGAGCAAACGAGCCGCGGCCCTGACCTGCTCGGCGAGCGCGGGCGGCACCGCGATCGTGCCCTGCTCGTCCAGCCGTTCGCGCAGCCGTGACAGATCGGCGGTGATCACCTCGTCGGCGGCGCCGCGCGCCTTCTCCTCGGCAATCACCACCTCGGCCACGGCGCGCATCAGCGCGCGATCAGGCTGCGCGGACATCGGTCATCTCGCGTTGCAAGTGGAATTTATACACCGCGGACTGCTCGTCCTCATCGAACGCGGTCATCTGCTGGTCTGCCGCCGTCACCGCCGGCTGCGTCGGCGGGGGCGCAGCCGCAGCCGGCGGGACCGGCGGGGCCGTCGCGAAACTAAGCGGCACCACCTGTTGCTGAACGCGCGGCTCTTCACCGCCATCGACCTCGGGATATCCCTCGAGCGCGCGCGCCTCGTTCGGCGAATAGATGCCGCCGAGAACGCCGGCCGCCAGACCGTCGATGCGCTCCTTGAACATCGACCGGCGCAACGCGTACGTGTCAAACTCGGTCCATTCCCGGCCGGTCGGCACATCGTTCAGGCCAATGAATTTGTCGAATGCCGTCTCGATATGGTTGATCACGAAGCCGAGCCCGGATGCGAGCCATTCGGCCATGATCGCCTCGGCGCTTTTGTTCGTGACTGCCTGGTGCAGCCCGAGCAGGATCGCCGGCACGCCGAACACGGACGCGATCTTGGCATCGGTGAGTTTCTGCTGCTCGACGATCTGTGCGTCCGCGGCCGAGATCGATATCGGCTGAAACTTCAGCCCGTGGGAAAGAATCGGCACGCCGCCGGCATTCATGCCCTTGGATTGTTCGTTCCAGCGCGCGCGCAGGATCTCCATGTCGGGCTGCTTGAGCGGCAGGTCGGTCGTCAGCACGCCAGACGGCCGGCTCATGTTGCCGGAAAACGCCGCGGCCGATGCGTGGATCGCGTTGTCGGTCGCGAGCTCGGGCGCGAGCGACGAGAGCCAGGTCTCGCCGATCAGCGGATTGCGCGGTGTCGCCAGCTTGACATGCAGCACGTCGCGCGCCGGCACGATCAGCGAATTGCCCGCCAGGCTCGGAAGGTTGAGCAGCGGGTTCTCGCCGATCTCATAAAATATCTCGCCGTAGACCTGCCCGTAGACCTTGACCTCGCGCACCCGGCACATTCTCGGGTTCGTCCAATGCAGCGCCACGACCTCCTGGCGCGAATTGCGTTGCGCAACCCAGTAGGAATTGCCCGCGTAAAGCAGCGAGCGAACCATATGAACCAGGAAATCGGAGGTCGTCTGGTAATCATTCGGCGAGCGCAACAGCCGCGACAATGCCGAGGTTGTCACGTTCTCGGTGCCGCCGTCGTCGGTCTGGCGCTTGTGATAACCGGGCAATTGCGCGATCGCGCGGACGTACGCCCACACGCACGCCTCGACCGTCGATGATCCGCCTCCTGGCAGCAACGGATCGTAATCCATTTGCCAAAAGTTGAGATACTGCCCCCACGACGACGGCAGCACGCCGCGGCTCGTCGTGTATGGGCCAGGGTGCCAGTTACCCTCGCCGGCCGGGTTGGCCTTCTGGCGCGGTGTGATCCACCGCGCCAGAGTATCGAGCATGCCCATCGTTCAACGCTTGTCGCGCGTGGTGTATCTGCCGGAATGATCATCCGGCGCCATGTCGCGCTTTTCCTCCGCCTTCTTTGCCCGTGCCGACGGCCCTTCCTTGGGCGTCGACACCCCTTGCGCCGCATCCCATTGGGCTTGCGCCCAGGCGGTGGCGGCCTCGAGCGCGGCCGTCCGTTGCTCATCCGTCAGAGGATCGTGCGGATGATCATCCGGCGGGGGAAACGGATCGGCCGCCCAGTGGGCATTGATTGCAGCCTCGGCATCGGCCGCCGAAACCGACAGTCGATGGTCGCGATACGGCCCCATGAGCACTTGGATATGCCTGATTTCGTCAGCCATTGGATTTCTCCTACCAGGTAACCGCGGCGATGGTCTGCACCATGCTCGCCCGTCGCATCGCCCACGTCACATGCATGCTCATGCGAATGGCGACGGCGTCGGTCTGGAACAGCGACCGCATCGGCACCGCGAGAACGCCGGAGCCTTGCGCACCGCTGCCAAGCGCCAGCGGCGTCGTGTCTTCCTCGTGCAGCGTCGCCTCGGTCGACACCGCAAACCGCGGCACGTCGCCGGTTGCGGTGGCAAAGTCGGCCGCGTCGATCGCGATCACCCGCCCGGCCGGAACGGTGGCCGAGACGATGAACCGCACGCCGAATTTGTTCGCCGCCTGCGCCGGGTCGGCAAACAGGAAATCGCCGGTCGACGTCTGCGCGAAACTCAACCCGAGGGCCTGCGCCGGATTGATCAGGACCGCGATCGGGCCACGGCCGCCGCCGCCGACTGCGGTGATCGCGCCGACCAGCGCCTTGAGATCCGCCACCATCGCGGCGGTCGCCGGTGTCAGCACCGAGGCCGTAATCGGCGTAACACCGTTGAGCAGCCCTGCCGGCCGCACGCCGGCCGAGGCCGCGACGTTGTCGATCAGGTAGGTGTCGAGCGCAATGCCGGTATCGTCGGCCATCGCCTGGCGGATGATGCCCTCGATCGAAGGCAATCCGTACATCGCCATTTCCTCACTAAAGGTGGAGATCACCGCCAGCTTGGTCGGCGAGAGGGTAATGGTCGAGAACGATGCACGCTTGACGGGCTTTGCCGAACCCTCGCCAACCCACGCCCCCGCCAGTGCCGGCGTAGCTGCACGCACCGGGATCTTCATCACGCCGGTGCCACTGGGGAACGTGTAACCGGTCCCCATCGCCTTGAGTTGCGGATAAATGAAGTTCGGAATCAGCCGATCGAGGAAGTCGACGTTGCTGGTCTGCACGAGCTCG